CCTCGGTCTTGAGTCGCGCATCCTTGTGGAGACAGCCGGCAACGAGGATCTGGGTGCGTCGTTCACCCTTCACTTCGTCCACCTCTCTGAGTTTGCACGGTACGAGAAAGTCGTCGATGTCAAGGCGATGATGACTTCGCTGAACCAAGCCATTCCCAACTTGCCAGGGACAGCCAAGATCATCGAGACGACCGCGCAGGGCGAAGGCTACTTCAAAGACATGTGGGATGAGGAGGACAACGGCTATGAGAAGATTTTCATTTCGTGGATCGCTGACGATGCTTACCGTTTGGAGACGGACCCGAGGAAGTATCCGGAACTTTCTGACGTGGAAGACACGATCTTTGGAAACGAGGTTCTGGAGGCTGACAACATCCGTAAGCAGGTGCTCTACTGGTATCCCGAGTGGAAGCTGGAGACACTGGAGAACGCGAAGAAGGTCGAACACGAAACCATGTGCCGCATCTCGTGGCGTCGATGGGCGATCAAAGAGCTGTGCGAGAACGACAAGATCAAATTCCGCCAGGAGTATCCGACGACGCCCGAGGATGCCTTCGCGGTAAGCGGGACTGGGGTCTTCGATCAGCGCCAGTTGTCAGATACGAAGAGGCAATTAAAGCAAGCCATCGCTGAGAAGATCCTGGTCCCGCGAAACTATCGGTACTCCACGAAGTGCAGCGACAACCGGACATCGAACCGGACATGGTGGAAGCGTGCGTTCTACGAGGCGCCCTACGGTGCTCTCACTGTCTACGAAGATCCCATCCCCGGCGCCAAGTACGTGATCGGTGCCGATCCCTCAGACGGCCTACTCGAAGGCGGGGACAACTCCGCGGCCTGTGTGCTGAAGTGCGGGTCCGAGTTGAAGCAGGTTGCAATGTGGGCCAAGCCAATCGAACCGGACGAATTCGCGGACTTGCTGTACGCCCTCGGGATGCTGTTCAACAAGGCACTGCTCGGGGTCGAAGTCGAGAACATGGGCCGCGCCACGCTGCTCCGACTGGCGAAGGATCTGTTCTACCCGAACCTCTTCTTCCGAAAGTTGCAGGACGAGCTGAGCGAGAAACGTCAGACGAAGTTCGGCTGGTACACGACTGAAGTCACCAAGCCCATCATGGTCTCCGGCGGTCAGGCGGCGATCCGTGACCAAGACATTCACTTCCGAGACATCCCGACGATCGAAGAGTTTGCTGCGTACAAGAAGAAAGACGACGGCAGCTATGGGGCGCCAAAGGGCAAGAAGGATGACCGGGTGACTTCTACGTTGATCGCGATCCAGATGGCGAAGCAGATTCACATCAACATAGCGCGCAATACAATCACACCTCCACGCAATTCTCCTGAAGGAATCGTCCGGCGTCTTGCGCAACTTGCTGGTAACAATGGTGCTATCGGCTATTCTGACTTCGGAAAGTAAATACCCCTTATAAACTACTTATCGCATGGTACGATATTCACCGGGAGAAACTGAATGCCGGCTGAATTCATGCGCGAAGCGAAGACAGGCGACGACGTTTACGAACTCTGGGGTCAGCGCATTGATGGCGCTCTCCGCTGGCGCCAAAACCACTGGAACGGCGACAAGGCGTGGAAGCGCGCCTACCGCATGTTCCGGGGCGACCACTGGCGCGTTATGATGTCCGACCAGGACGACCCGTCCAGTGACGCGGTGCGCGATCGAATCACTGTCAATCTCACCGGCTCAACAATTCTCTCATTCCTCCCGTTCCTGGTTCGCAAGAATCCGGAATTCCTTGTGACGGCGCGCCGGCCCAAATTCCTTGTGGCCGCGGCAATCCAGCGCGCCATCCTCAACTACGAGTGGCAGCAACGCAAGATGCAGAAGCAAATCAAGCGGGCTGCGGCTGACATGGCGATCGTGGGTCACGGCATCGTCAAGACCGGCTTCATCCTCGATGTCAACGAGGACGCCGCGAAGAACCCGAACCTAGACGGAAAGATTTCCTACGAGTCCTACGTCGTCAAAGAAGCTCCGTACATCAAGCGCGTCTCTCCCTTCATGTTCCTGTTTGATCCGGAAGCACCCGAGCACGACCTGGAATCCGCTCGTTGGTGCGCGGAGCTGTTCTTCAAGCCTTTGCAAGATGTCCTGGCGAACAAGCAATACGACAAGGGCGTGCTGGCTTCCATCAAGGACAAGATCGAGACACCGAAGACGGTGCAGTCTTACTTGGCCGAGGGGACTAGCGGCGGGGAGCAGCTCTTCAAGAAAGACGAACTGGAGCAGGGAGACTTAGAGCGCGTTGTCCTGGCCGAAGTCTGGGACAAGAAGCACATGAAGTATTACGTGTTCGCGGTCGGCGTGTGTAAGCCGCTGGTCGAACGTGCGTGGCCTTATCCGTACCTGAACCAGTTCCCTTACGTTATGACGCCGTTCATCCCGATCCCTGACGAGCACTACGCACTCGGCATTCCGCGCTGGATCGAGGATCAACAGTTCGAGCTGAATCGGGTCCGCACAAGCATGTTCGAGCATCGCCGGCGATTCAATCGGAAGTACCTAGCGCTCGAAGGCGCGGTCGATGAAGCCGAGATGAACAAGCTGGAGGCCGGCCCTGACGGAACCATCGTTGTTGTTCGTGACATCAACGGGGTCAAGGCACTCGAAGAGGCGCGGCTACAGAGTGACCAGATGCAGACCGAGGCCGTCATTAAGCAGGACGTGCGGGAGATCACTGGCGCTGACGAGCTGTTGCGCGGCGGGGGACTGCCTTCAAGGACGACAGCCACAGAAGTCAATGCCCGCACGAACCTTGTTAGCTTGAAGCTGGAAGATCGGATCGATCAGGTAGACGACTTCGTAAAAGAGATTTGCTATCAACTGATCCAGCACATCAAGGCCAACTACGTCACGACCAAGGTGATGAAAGTCGCGGGACCACAATCGACCTACTGGGTTGAGTTTGCCCGAGACGACATACAGGGCGACTTCGACGTGGACATCGAGACAACCTCCGCGGACAAGGTGGACCCGTCCACGCAGCGGCAGCAAGCCCTTCAAATCATGCAGATCGTTGTTCAGAATCTGGAGATCCTACAGCAATCCGGCCTACAGATGAACATCTCCGAGCTGTTCCGGTACGTGTTCGATACCTTCGGAGTGAAGGACGTGGCGCGGATCTTCCCACAGTTCGCAGTGCCCGCCGAGCCCATCAACGAGCCAGACGGGGCGCCGTCCAGCGGGAACGCCGTAGGCACCGAAGTTCCTGCGAGCAGTCTGCTTCCTGGCAACATGGCTACTTCGCCGGGTCAGGTAAGTGCGGCACAGTTCGGACAGATCATGGGAGGGACCAGCGGAGGACTTGGAGTATGACCGTAGACTTTCTCATGACGTGTTTGCTGACGATTGTTCTTTTAGTTGGCTACTCGATAGGCCGCGTAGACGCGTTTCAGAAACTGCCTTGGACGTTCAGAAATCGACGGAGGATGCAATAACCATGCCGATCTTCGAGTACCAATGCCCCGCGCACGGAGTCTTTGAAGTCCTGGTTAAGTCATGGCGCGATAAAAAAGGTAAAGTACGGTGCGATAACTGTAGTAATCTATGCGTGACTGTTCCGTCTCTTACGACGATGTTCCCCGACGATTCTTGGCACACGGGGGTTCACGTCGCGGCGATGGACAAGACGTTCAACAGCAGATCGCAGGCGAAGCAGTTCATGAAGGAATCCGGAATTGCTCGGGTCGAAGAAGGGATGAAGGTGGGCAAGAAGAACGCCGGGGCGGAAGTAAAGCGGCGGCTGCACATTGAGAAGCACCTGGAAGGATACGCGGTCTAATGTCGAGCGAGCTGAGAGATAAGAACGTATCACCTGAGAAGCACGCAGCGCGCAAGGGCTGCATTGAGACTTTGATGGAGCAGGGCCTGAGTGCCGAAGAAGCACAGGCACGATGCTTCAGAGACGTACGGAAGGACTGGTCGGGTGGCTACTCAGAGATCGCAAAGCAGCACGCGCTACATAAGCGAGAAGCTAGATTCCAAGACAGCGTGCTCGGAAGACTATTTTCGGCGCTAGGAGGGAACAACAGATGAGCCAAGCACTAGACGCACGGATGAAGGCATTGAAGTCGTTTGACGTGGAACCGTCTGGTACAGGGAAGATGGACACAAGCACCGGGTGCGTGGAAAAGTTGATGGCCGCGGGTCGTACTCGAACTGAGGCAGAGGAAGTCTGTGGCGCACACAAGAAAAACGTGGCCGAAGGCAAGTACCGAGACAGTCTGTTAGGAAAAATCATGTCCTCAAGGGGCAAGTAAAACAGGAGACAGATGGCAACTTTCAACATTGCAGACCTTGTTCCGAACTTTGACTTAGGGATGAACGAGGAAGGGGAACTCAACTTCAACGAGTCGAACACTCCCCCGGCAGATGGAGAAGTAACCACCGACAAGAAGCCGGCTACGTCCGAACTGACGGACGCTAAGGCGGACGTTAAGACGGGAACACCCGAGACTAGCTCGGACAAGGGACCGTCAGTTCCAGCCGGCGAAAAAGTAGATTGGGAGAAGCGTTACAAAGACCTGCAATCGGATCACACGCGTAAGTCGCAGGCGCTCTCAGAAGTTCAGGAGTTGAAGGGGCAAGTACAGGCCCTTAAGGATCTTGTTGCAGGGAAGCAAACACCCTCCGCGGAACAAACCGACGAGGACTTGCTTGATGCCCTCGCAGATCGCGAGCGCGCTCCGGGTGTTCTAAAGGATCTCATTCAGAAAGGTATCTCTGAGGCGATGTCCCAAACACCGGAGGCGAAAATTCAGCGGGAGTTTGATGAGACGGCAGCGAAGTTCCCTGATTTCAAGGAACAAGTGCCGACCATCGCACAACTGAGCAGAGAGTTGTCTGGGCAAGGCGTTAGTTTGAGTTTCGAGCAACTTTACGCTTTATCGAAGTTGGTCCCGAAAGACGCCGGTACTACCCAACCCAAGACAGAGGCTACTGCCAGTAAACCGCAAGCGGACGGCATGAGTGTGGACGACGCTGCAAAACTCAAGGCGAAAGCTGCGAGTCTTTCAACCGAGTCTGGTGTCGCCGCCAATCCAGAAACAAAGACGCGGATTAGCAGCGTCAAGGCCGCACTTAACGCGGCACTGGAAGAACTTGGGTATTAAGCAGTTGTTCGGTATCAAAAAATTTTTGCTCTGTCAAGTTAGTAAGCACTTACTGACATGAGCATAGGAGGGCATCATGGCCCCTGCAAATGCAAGTTTTGACGCCCTGGTTACTACCACTCTGAAGAACTACCGGAAGGTGTTGTCTGACAACATCACCGGCCATCAGGCGTTGTGGTACCAGATGAAGGCGAAAGGTTTTATTCGTGAAGATGAAGGCGGGACTTCTATCGTTGAGCCGTTGTTGACTGGCACCAACAGCACCGTTCGCAGTTTTAGCGGTTACGACATCATCGACACGACCCCACAAGAAGGAATCTCTGCGGCTGAATTCTCCTGGAAACAGATCGCTGGTTCCGTATCAATCTCGGGTGAAGAGGAATTCAAGAACAGCGGATCGAAGACCAAGATCCTGTCACTGCTCGAAGCCAAGCTGACTCAGTTGGAAGAGTCGATGAAGTTGGTTCTGAACGAGCAGTTGTTCGGAGACGGCACGGCCAACAGCGGAAAGGACCTTACGGGTCTGGCGCTGGCTGTTGAAGAGGGGACCGCCTGGAGCACTTACGGCGGGATCGACTCTTCACTGGCTGCAAACGCCTTCTGGCGCAATCAGTGGCTCGGCACCGTGGGCAGCTTCGCAGCTAACGGATTGGATACGTGGAGAACGTTGTTCAACAGCGCCTCGCGGTCTTCGTCCAAGCCTACGCTTATCGTGACGACTCAGGCTGTCTTCGAAGCATACGAGAAGTCCCTGACTGTCAACGAGCGATTCACAGACATGAAGCTGGGAGATGCCGGGTTCCAGAACCTGCTTTACAAAGCAACTCCTATCGTCTTTGACGAGGACGCGCAGTCTGGATACACCTACTTCCTGAACGCGGATTTCCTCCGCTTCGTGATCGGTAAAGGACGGAACTTTGTCAACACCCCGTTCCAGAAGCCTGAGAACCAGGAAGCAAAAGTCAGCCAAGTGATTCTGTACGGCAACCTGACCTGCAACAACAGGGCACGGCAAGCTGTGGCAACCGGCATTACAACGCCATGATCCTAAAGGACTTAACGGTCTGTAAGGATTGCGGTAAAGGCAAAAAGATTTATGCGCTCGGCCAGTGTGAGTATTGCTACAAGAAAGCATTGGCCAAACGCAATCCCAAGTTCGCTGCCAAAACCAAGGCCATGCGAAAAAGGATTGATAGACGCGCAAACATTCGAAGGTACGGAATTAGTCCTGAAGAATTCGATTTGATGGTGCAGATCCAAGACGGACTTTGTGCCATTTGTCGGAGGCCGGAAAGAGTGGAACGGTTAACGCGATTGAGCGTAGATCACGACCACAAAACAGGGAAAGTTCGTGGGTTGCTTTGTCAGCCCTGCAACCGCGCCCTCGGCCACTTTCAAGATTCGATTCTGGTGCTGGAGAATGCGATTCAGTATCTGAAGTGTAGTTAAAAAATTTCATGGAGGCTATTAACATGGCTAACTATGTTGCACCAAAAGTCCTCGGCGTTGACCCTGATTCAGTTCAGACATCGGCTGAGGGAGCCCGTCATAATCTCGGGCTTGAATTGACGTTTGACGATGGCACAACTCGCCGGTACATCCGCGCAGGTGCCGCCATCGCGCAGTACGACGCATTGCATCGTGACTACGCCGAAGGTGCTTACGACCTTCATCCCACTTCTGCTGTTGCGCAGCCTGTTATTGCTGTGGCTCCCAACGCCATTGCGGATAACGGGTTTGGATGGGTGATTGTCAAAGGTCCCGCCACGGTGAAGGTCGAGGATGGCGTTGTTGCGGGTGAGTTTGTTGTAACGACCGCTGTGGCCGGGGAACTGGACACGCGTATTGAAGCAACTACGACTGATCCGACTTCGACCCAGATGCTGGCCCTGGGTGCTTCCTTCGCGGGAACTGCTCCCCAAGTCATCGCGATCACCACGGAGTCTACGCAGGATTTGGCTCTAGTAGTTCTGCGGTAAGTAGGACGGGGATAGTGGGACGTTGAACCAGTCCGGCCTATCCCCGATATTTCACTCAAAGGTGAACACATGGCAAACACGCCAATCGTTGAAGTACCGAAGGCCCCTAAGAAGCAGTTCATTACCTACGGAAAGCAGATTGACAAGTACAACGTCAAGAGATCCCGCAACGAGCTGACCCCCGCGGTTTGCAAAGTCTGCGGCTTCGATCTTGGAGCGCACAACAAACTCGGCCCTTACGCCGAGATGGACGCTGAAACCCAAGCGACTGTTCGTAAGGCGATTGAACGACACATTTCTGAATTCCATAACAGGGCCGACGCCTTGATCGTGGATGAGGATCAGATGCCGAAGTCGTACCTCGGCGGAAAGTCGATGAAGACTCTGTAAGACATTTCACACAGGAGTAATCACATGGCAGCAGGAACTGTTACATACGACAAGAAAGCGTCCGGATCGGGCGAAGCACAGCACGTAGTCAAGGTCGGTATCCTCGGCGGAACCGCACCGACCGACCAGATGGGCGTGATCGAAGTCCGGATCAACAAGGACGTGTACGACCAGCTTCACGCGGATCAGCAGGCAGCTATCGCTGCTCTGACGATCACCAACATTCTCGCAGTCAGCTACAACTAAGCATCAGGGACCGGGCGTCCCCATTCTTTCTTCAAGAGGTTTACATGGCTCAATTCATTCTATGTCAGTCCGCCGTTCGTCAGCAGTTGAAATCTGTGGGCTTTGAGAAGCTGGCAGTCAGCACCACGTCGGTACCGCTGGCGTCTGTCCCGGCCACCGCCGTCGCTGCGTTGATCTGTGTGGAGACGAACACCGTTCGCTGGCGCATGGACGCAGATCCGTCTGCAACGGATGGTGCTCCACTGGTAGCAGGAGACAATCTGTATTTGGATTCCCGCGAGGCGCTACTCGACATCGAGTTCATCCGCGCGTCCGCTGATGCAACGCTTCAAGTAATCTACTTCGGATAAGGAACTCAGATGCCTACCGTTTCTGCATTGGCGCTCGAACTGGCTACTGAAGCCGGCGAATCAACCAGCGACACAGAGTATTTGACCCTGGTCCGCAAGTGGATCAAAGGTGGCTATCGTGAAATCGGGGACGCCTGCGCATGGGCGTTCCTGAAGGTCCAGGAGTCGATCTCTTTCACGGTTGCCAGTGGCTCGGAGTACGAGACACAAGCCACTTGCTCCGAGATTACAACCATGCGCCTTACCTTGACTGACGAGCACATTACCTACGTTCCTGTCGAGCGGTTGGTGTCGATGAACGTGGATCTCGAACTCACCGGAAAACCCAGACACTTCTACGCATCCGGTTACGAGGCTTCGACGGGTCAACATCAGTTCAAGGTGTGGCCGGTTCCTGACGGCACCTACGCCGGCGAGATCATCGAGAACGGAATGGCGACGACCCTGGCAGACGGGGACACCATCCCGATGCCCGACAACTTCCTCACGATCCTCGAAGACTACGTTCGGATGATGCAAGCGAAGGACGACAAGGATTACGAGCTCTACGACCGCATGGATACGAAGTGGAGGAATGCCCTGTCGGAAAGATTCAAGCGCTACTCGAAGCAACCAGCGCGTCTTATTCGGCTCCGCGTGAGTGACATCGGTGGAAGTGACCGAGAACCTCTTGCGCGTCTGGATCCGAACCACTTTGAAAACTAAGGAACCCATGTGGCCTCTCGTTATCAAGACAGCATTCAGCAGAGATTCGGGGGCGGAATTGTTACAAGCAAACCGGCCAATGAGATTGCAGACGACGAGTGCGTTGACATCCTCAATAAAGACTTCGATCAAGAAGACAACCTCAAAGACCGACTTGGAAACACTGCTTTTTCTTCGGCCCTTCCCATCGCAGGTTCTGAAAGTCAACGCGTAACCTCCCTTTACGACTATCGCAAAGTAGGCGGCACGGCCTTCCTGATTATGACCCACGGCAACGAGCTGCGTAGCGTTACTGCGTCCACCGCTGCCTCGATCAAAGGTGCCCTGACTCTTCCCTCAGACACGTACTGGCAGTGGGTGACGTTCAATGACAACGCGATCGGAGTCAACCAGGCAACCAGCGGCGATAACCCAGTGCAGTGGACCGGCACAGGCAACGCGACCGCCCTGGCCGGGACACCTCCCAAGGGCAAGTACATTGAAGTCTGGAACAACCGGGTTTGGATCGTCTCTGCGGCCAGTCCGAATCAACTGTACTTCTCGAAGATCGGTGACGGCGCCGACTGGACACACGCTACGGCGGGCGTCCTGGAGATTGGTTACAACGACGGTGACAACATTACTGGAATCAGGGCACACAGGAGGTCCCTGTTCGTCTTCAAGAGGAACCGGATCTACGTCATTACGACCGGGGTCCCGAACACAGATCCGAACCAGTGGAAGGTGGATCTATTTGCCGGCAACGTGGGCTGCGTGTCCGCCTTCACGATCCAACCGCTACTTGACGACCTGATATTCTTGTCTGACGCCGGCGTCGTCTCCCTGGCTGCCGTACAGCAGTTCGGTGACTTCCGTCAAGCGATCGTCTCGCAGAACGTGAACGAATTGAAGGACGTTATTAAGTCGGTAGATTCTTTCGCGTCAGTGGTGAACTCAGAGGAATCGCAATACTGGCTGTCAGTTCCTTCTTCAACCTCGGGATCGGCCAACGGGCAGACCTACATCCTGGACTACAAGTGTATCGCACAAGGAAAGGTCCGCTGGACACGCTTCGACGGGTTGTGCGCGGGATCTACGTTCGCGCAGGTGCTTGTCTCAGGCCGGAAGCGCGTGTTCATCGGCAGTGCCACTAATCGAATCTATCGCTATGGTGACGCAGGTCTCTACAACGATGCCGGCGCAGTGTACAGGAAGGCAGTTGCAACCAAGGCATATGACTTCGGAGACGCGCTCTTGCGCAAGGAATGGAACCACTGGGCCATCGCGATTACGATGCTGGCTTGCCCCTTGGCGCTGACGATACGGTATCGTTTCGATCAAGACGATAATCTATCGAAAATAGCGGGCGTGAATTTGACGTGCGACGGGACGACCTTTGCAACCAACGGCTCGGGAGGCTCCACGGGCACGGGTAATGATGGCGTAGACGCACGATGGGACATTGCGACCTGGGACGCCGTGGATTTGGATGACAACGGTATTGATGACAACAGCGGGCAGCCTTTTGTGCCGTATGTATTCGGACGCACGGGCACCAACGACCGGGAGATTTACCAGCGGTTCAGCGGCGATCCGGGCCGCAAAGGTCAATCCGTTCAGTTCTTCATCACGAACAATCAGTTGAATCAAGCTTTCATATTAAAGGACTTGAAATTAGAAACACGACCACTTAGCCGATTACGCGTTAGCGATCGTTAGCGCATGGTAAAATAGGCGGGTTGTGAAGGGGAAGACATGGCCACACTTGCGAGGTTGTTCGACTTTTTACCAGGAGACGTAATCCGTTCCGCGGATGTCGATTCCGAATTCAACCAGATTATCAACCTGATGAACGGCACCAGCGACGACGTGCAGGCGTATATCCAGTTGAACGACAGCGCCTTGTCCGTGCTGAAGCTGAATCAAGTTACGACCACGGCGAGTTCGCTGATTCAGGAGTGGCTGGCTGGAGGTGTCCTGAAGCTGTCGGTAGACGGACTAGGCCGGCTGGCTTCGACCGTCGCAGGCACTATCGCAGGAACAGGTAACTTCCCCTTCGTTATCACGTCATTGAAGATGAACCCGAACTTGAACGCGGATCTGTTGGACGGTCTGCACGCTTCCGAGATCATCTCTCAAGCCCTGGCCGGTAGCGTCGAGTACCTGACCCTCGAAGGTGACGAACCTGGAATCCTGTTCAAGGATACGGATCTGACCAACGTCGCGTGGGCTGAGCTGATTATGCTGGCAGACGTCACGCCAGATCAGCAGTTGACCCTCCGTCGCAAGAGCGACAACCTTGCGATTCAACGCTGGAACATCGACAACGGAACCGCACAGTTCCACAACGTCGTCGTCCTTCGAGCTGCGAACGGCGACCCCATCGACATCACTGTAGCGGTCGGCGGATCTGATCCCAACCAACACCTGACACCCAAGGCATACGTCGATAACGCTATCACGTCGGCACTCGGTGGCGGGGGAGGTACGACCAGCGTCTACGATCCGAACAAGCATTTGCTCATTCGCAATTACGTTATCTCAGGCGGAACCACGCTGGACATCAACGACGGTATCCCTTCGGGCCTGTCGGTTGTGGGTGCCTCTTCAACCCACGGTTCCGGCGCAGCCGGCATGTTCGCTATCCAGACGAGCAACGCCACGACCAACGCTCGCGCTGAATTCATGAGTACCGCCACTCTGTTCCAAGCACGTTGGGGACAAGGCGAATGGTCTACGCGGTTCTTGTTGGCCCCGACTGGCGACGTAACCGATTTGCAAATGTTCGTCGGGCTTGTGCAAGAAGACATCTCGAATCCGTCTGCAACGCCGTCTGCGAACTATGCCTTATTCCGCTACGACACGGCGAACGACGGCACAGCATTCTGGCGCTGTGCATCAGACAGCGGCACCGGGACACCTCAAGTTACGGTCACAACCGTCGCGATCACCGCGAACACGCTTTACATGCTCCGCATTCGATGGAACGCAGCGGCAACGTCCTACGGGTTCTACATCAACGACACGCTGGTTGCCACACACGCCACGAAGGTTCCAAGTAGTTCAGCACTCATGCGCTGGTGCGCACTTCAGAAAGCACTCGCGAACGAGGCAAAGAGCATGGGTATTCAGTGGGTTCAGTTTTGGATCTAAGGGAGAAAGACAATGGGTAAGACAGGAGCAGGACTCGGAGTAGACGAGTTGAATTTTCTCCAGAACCGTTTGGGACTGGGCGCGGGATTCAATCCGGATCAGTTCAAGCAAGCGGCACCAACTCAACCAGGAGTCGGAACCCCTGACGATGAAGCAGCGTTGCGGGCAGCTCTCTTGCAGTCGGTAGGCGGGGACGTTGCTGGGGCTGGTCAGAACCAAGCAGGGATTAACGACATCATCCAACGGATGCTCGGACTACAGCAGACGACTGCGGGACAGCCGAACCTTGCAAACCTTGACGCGTCTGCACAAGGCTCACTCGATGCGATCGCCAAGGCGAATCAGGCTAAGTTTGACCTGGGACGGCAGGACGCACAGAACACTCTGGTCCAGAACCTCTTCGGTAACGGCACAGCGCAGTCCTCGATTGCACTCGATCAAGCCGGACGGCTGAACTACGGACAGGACCAACTGCAATCGCAGCTTCTGGCTGACGCAGCGAACCGGGAACTAGGGCTGCGCAGCGATGTGTCAAATAGAGCGCTTCAATCACTCGGTTTGCAGTCGAGCACTCTTGGACAGGCGGGCGGGCTGGCAGTGAATGCCGGCGAACTAGGGAACCGAGAAGCCTCGTTGCGAACCGGCCTGTTGGATAGCGTCCTTGGTCGCGGCTTGCAACGCAACACTACAAATGCGGGCTTGATCGAGAACGAACGTCAACGCGGGTTCAATCAGGATCAGTTCCGTCAAGGTTTACTCGGGACCATCGGACAGAACACAGCAACGCTACAGGCAGGTCGAACGAGTCCAGTCAGCTCGATCCTCAACGGAGCGCTCAGTCTTGCGTCAGCGGCTGTTCCTGGAGGCGGCACGCTAGGCACCAGTCTACTCTCGAAGATCCCTGGCTTGTCCTCCATCTTCAAACCTCAGCAAACGGGAGGCGTGTAATGGCCGGCCTCATGGATCTAATTCTTCAGAAGGTGAGTGCCCCCGCACCGTCCTTGTCCGACGCAGGGATTGACCAAGAGGTGAATGCGCGCACGTCGAACTTTGATACCTACTCTCCGACGCCGGCTGCGCCTCCCGCACAGGGCAATCTGGCAGACGGGATCATCCGTGCCCTAGCTGGAGCTGTGTCTGTTGGTACGTCCCAGAACCCCGCGGCTGCGCTCGAACGTCAGCTTGTCGAGCAACGGGCCGCTGCGGAGCGTGAGCGGTCACGCCAAGACCGGGAACGTCTAATTGTGGACGAACGCAAGTTCACGATCGCGGGCAAGAAGGCACAGGCGAAAGAGGACGTGAAGAAGGAACTGAGGCAAGACAAGCAAGTGATCGAAGCTTACAACCGCGAGATCGCTGGACAGAAGGAACTGAAGAACTTTGACTTTGAGCACAGTGTCGCGTTGAAGAACCTCGGCAATGCACAGGCCATGGAGAACAACGCACAGGAGCAGGAATACAGGAAGGCCCTGATTGACTACAACCGCGGCGACGCACGCAAGGCTGAAGGAGAGCTGAAGTTCCACTCGATGCTGTACGCCGGCATTGACCACAAGGCGGCACGCGAGACAGTCAACCGTATTTACAATTCCGCTGTTCACGGGGAACCCACGAAGGAAGACGCTGCCCGAATCAAGAAGGCGCACGACTACGAGATGGCTGAGAAAGAACGTCTGGCCGGTCGTGGAGAGTCGCTTAGTATCGCCCGCGAAAATAAGGAAGCGCAGCTATTATCGAATTTCTTCCTTGCTGGATTCCGGGAGTACAACGACGTAAACCAACCGAAGACGGATCTGTTCGGCAAGCTGACGGGTCCTCTGCCGAATCAGGACGACGCTCGCGCTGCCGGTATTGAAGCCATGCTTCTCGGTGAGAAGTTCTTGAAGGCGAAGTTTGGGAACGATCCCTCTGCCTTCACCAAAGAGAAGCTGACCGTCAAGACAACCAACAAGGAAACCGCCCCTCTAAACATTGAAGACGCGAACAAGAAGATCAACGAGATGGGTCAGAAAGATCCCCTGGCCGGCGCCAAGTCTACCGCGGTAGCTCTGATGGAGACAGTTCAATCACCCGAGGAACGACTGGCCCTGGCCTCGAAGATGCTGGCATCACCCACGCTTCAATCACAGCCCGAGATCGTCAAGAAAGCGTTCGCATCCTGGATCGCGCAAGAACTTCAGACTCGAAATTCTGCCAAGTAAGGGAGACGCATGGGAACCACTGATCCGTTAGCAGGTGCCTTCGCCTCACAACCACAGAACGACGACCCGCTTGCTGGCGCATTCGCAGAGACACCAGACACACCCGAGCAAGCTGCACTCAAGGGCGCACAGTCTGACATTGCGAACCTTGGGCCTACCAAAGCGCTCAAGACATCCGGGAAGAGTATCGTCGATTTCACTGGCAAGGTCTTGGATCTACTCTCGCGCGGTCAGTATGCCTCTGCGAAGGTTGCTGACTCCCTGGCGACGGATGGTTTCGTGGCGCTGGGATCCGCTCTAAAGGCCGGGATGCAAGAAGCCTTGGACCCGAAGGAACGTCTGTCTTACTCCGAGGTGATGAAGAAGCACAATCCCGAGTACGCGGCAGCGCACCCTTACGCAACAGAGGTGATGGGATTCTTGGCTGACGTAGCGTTGGACCCGGTTACTTACCTGACGGTCGGAACTGGGAAGGCGATCAAGGTTGTGGGTGAACCTCTATCGAAGGCAGGCCGCAAGGCCCTCGGGATGGAGATTGCGTCACAGGCGAAGAAGTTCGCACAAGAAGGTGGGTACTCAACCAAGCTGGCGGGGGAAGCAGTCAGCGAGCGAGCGGTGACTAAGATCCGCGAGAGTGCAGAAGCTACGATTGAGAAGATGATGGCGACAGATCCTTCCTTGATCGACAAGGGCGGCATCAAGTTCGCCGGACAGACAGTCGTCCCTGGCGCTGTCTTCGACTATGCAAAGAAGGCGTTGGGCGTGGCTGTGTCACCTCTGAAGGGAACCAAGGTCTATCAGGATCTTCGTGATGCTACCGGGATCTTGCGGCGGAACCTGAGTCTTCCTGAAGAGTACATCGACATCCGAAAGACGATCGAGGCGGAATACTCCCGCATGGTTGAAGAGACTGAGGACGTTGTGAAGAAAGTCTTCAGTGGACTGCCGAAGGACGAACGCGTCAGTCTGGGGTCCTTGGCTCACACCATTCAAGAATCTACCAACTCCGCTATCGAACAACTCGGGCGCCAGTTGAATCCTCGTGAGCTGCAACAGATCCGTCACTCTGTCCTCGGGGAAGTGAAGCTGAGTGACAAGTCTCTCGCGGCCTACTCCGAGATGCAGCGACTCTTCAAGGAATCCGGAGAGAATGAAATGGCTGTCGGTCTGCTAGATGTCATGGTGCAGAACTACACCCCGCGCATGTACAACCTGATGAAGAACGGAGCTGACTTCATTGCCTTCCAGAGGACGCACAACTCTCCCCGACTGTCTACGTTCCTGTCCGCGGCTGAAGGCCGGGTGTTCGAAACACTGGATCAAGCCAAAGCAGCCGGCTACGTGCCTGAGCTCGATGCTGCGATCCTGACCGCACAGCGCGTAATCCAATCGAGGAAGGCCGTCGCCAAGGAATACTTCAACGAGTCAACCCGACAACTCTTCGGTGGACAGAGCATGATCCCGAAGCGCGTGGCTGAAGACATCCACTTCGTCGGTGAAGGACTGTACGGGCGGTCACTGCCCGAGGCTGCACGCAAGGCCCTCAACTTCTACGACCGGGCGCAGTCGATCTTCAAGACGTTTGCAACAGCAGTCAACCCGGCGTTCGGACCTAAGCAGTTCGTCTCGAACTCCGTCCAGGGATTCGTCGCCCAAGGCGTCAAGGCATTCAAGATGTTTGACCCTCGGGCTGCGATGGACGCCGCGGCCTACGTCAGCGGACATCTGCCTGATCGTCCGCTTGTCTCGAACCTCGGGGACATCTACGGACCTGACGACGTTGCCGCATTGCTGAAGGAACACAACATCGTTCGAGGAACCAACATTGCCGGCGAGAAGTTCAACCGCAACCTGACCGGCCAGCTTCGCAACGAGATGGTTATCAACCGGGCGACGATGGGCAACGAGGCCGCGGAAGGCGCGGTCAAGTTCATGGCAGGAATGGCGAACCATCTCAACTGGCCGTCCGCGATTGAAGACTGGTCAAGGGTGTCTCTCTTCATGAACGGCCTACGCATGGGCCACGCTCCCAAGGACGCAGCACGTCTGACTGAGAAGGCACTGTTCGACTACACCAACGGGCTGTCACAAATCGAGACACGCTTCATCAAGCGGATCGTTCCCTTCTACTCATTCCAACGGTTTGCGTATCCCCTGGTTGCCGAGACGATCGCTACGACACCGGGCCGCGTGTCTGCACTCAAGAAAGGTGCCGACGCATTCTTCACTGGCTGGAACAAACGTGCAGGTGGAGAGACGCTGACGCCGGCAGAGCAGACCGCCATCCCTGGCTACATCCAGGAGCAACCCGGCTTCTTCGAGAAGTTTGACCCACAGGTGCAGGCAGTCTTCAAGTCCTTCAATAACTTCTCACCCTTGGATGTCCTCAACGGAATTCAACTGGACGAGAAGGGCGGAATGGACATGGCGCAGACCATGCAGAAAGCAACCCTGGCACAGATCACACCCTTCCTCAAGATGCCTATCGAGCTCCTGGTCAAGAAGCGATTCTTCGACGATCGGGTCCTACGGTCCGACACCTCCAGAGGGATCACGGATCTGAAGGCAGAGATCGGACGCGTCGGTAAAGTAAAGCCTGACGAGCTGATCGGGAACATGGTTGCGCTGATGGGGGCCAAGAGCGGAGGGGTAATCGGTGCGACCCTCGGGAAGTTGGTTGGCGACCTGACTGGCAAGATGGTCCCCGAGGAAGCCTTCAAGAAGCTGATCGGATACCAGACAGGGACAACCCCAGATGGGCAGGAAACGTCCTATGTCAACCCGTTCATGTTCTACGTACTCAGTTCACTCGCCCCCACAGTCAACGAGGTTGTACGCCAATCTCGCGAGGATTTGACCCCCCTGGAGAAAGTGCAGTCTCTATTCGGAGGGATTCGGACTAGCAAGATTGATCTGGCAAAGAGTGCCCGAATTACTTCCTTGCAACAGGTGAAGTCGATACGTGCCGCACAGAGCGATATAAAGCGAGCCGGCTTCCTCGGGCTATCCGTGGCTCAAGCACAGGCTGAGGATCAGTTGCGAGAACTACTGCAAAGTGTTAGTGAATATCAAGATAAGATTGGATCAGGTGTGATTCGGGGCGCAGACCCCTTGGTCCCGTAGTTCTGTAGTATACTAATTCGTGATGCGATAGGAGCGGCGTAATGTGGGAGACGATTGCAACGGTAAGCATGTGGGCGATTGGCGGGCTTCTATGGATGGAGCACCGGCTGACCAAGATCGACACCCTGCTATCAAACCACCTTGCGCACCACGAAGTGTTCGAGAAGCTCATGCTTCGCGGCAAACCCAAACAAAGGCGGAAGCTCAAATGAGATGGCTCGATTCCGTGAAGTTCAATGACCTTCAACCGCAGACCGTCCTGGCGCTTTTCAGAGTTGATGAAGTCTATACGAAGTTCGGATACGAATTCTGGATCACCAGCCTGAACGACAAGACACATGCGCCCGGTAGTCTGCACTTTAAGGGCCGTGCCTTCGATTGTCGGACGAAGAACGTAGACGCGGACATCCTCGTCTCACTGCACGCGGCTATCGCTGCCTGTCTCGGGCCTCAGTTCGACGTTGTGCTTGAGTCTGACCACATTCACGTCGAATATGAAGGAAACCGCTGATGCAGGAACGCGAGGAAGACAGATTACAGATCATGGTTGTTGCTGCCCTCGGGCCGGTCTACGCCAACAATCAGTTCCGTCTTCTTGAAAGTAACGACACACTCTACTACTCGAAGGCCGGCGTGTATACGCCCATTGGTGCTGCGCCGGGGGTTCCCCTAGCGCACGCTGCAAGCCATCAGGACGGCGGCACTGACGAGATCGTCGTGACAGGATTGTCCGGTCTTCTGGCCGATCCTCAAAAGGTCAACGTCCGTAAGAATTCGACTGGATCTGTCTTCCAACAGAAGCAACTGAACTTCATTGAAGGTAGCGCCGTTACACTGACCGTTGCCGACGACGGCGGAACTGGAGAAGTTGACATCACTATCGCAGCAACTGCGACGGCGCCGGCGCTTCCATTCAATTCTGTTCAGTACAATAACGCCGGGAATTTTGGCGGGGATGCCGGTTTCACCTGGAATAACCCAGGCTCTGCAACACAGAAGTTAGTTGTTATGGGTTTCACAGCGCAATCTGGGAACTTGCAAGAATGGCATAGACCGGACACCACTATCGGAAGCGCGCTGGACCCGTGGGGAAATTTAGTTTCTCCGCTGTCTTTCACGGGCACGGGGACGCTTACTACGTCAGGCAGTAACACTGTCACTGGCACGGGAACTTTGTTTACGGAGCAAGTTAGGTCCGGTGACGTTATTGTCGCCTCGGGTCAATCCCGGACGGTTCTGATGGTTACAAACAACACAAGCTTGCAAGTAGACGTTATCCATTCTCCGTTTTTGGCAGCGGCGACGTTTGTGATTCACCGTCCCGCCGTACGGCTTATTGCCACTGGAACGGTTCCAAACAGGGCGACATGGACAGACAGTTCCGGCGTCCTTGCAGGGGTAATTAGTGCAGCTAACCAGCTCAAACTAATAGGAACGGGCAGTAAGGTTTCTCTAACTGCGTCTGGTGGACTTGGGAGAAGTT